AACCGATATAATAAAGATAATGTTGATCTTACGGGCTCCCCTGTTCGGCAGGGGGCCCGTTTTTGTTTTGGAGGTTGCCCATGGCACAAACAAAAAAGCCCCTCAGCAGCCGCATGTTCCGGCTTGTGGCCGGGCTGGTGTTCTGCTGGATGCTGCTGCTGAACTGCTTAACGCCCTACCTGGCCGATGATTACACTTTCGCTTATGCCTTTGATACCGGCGAACGGCTGCACAGCCTGCCGCAGTTGATTTCCAGCCTGGTGTTCCACTATCACGAATGGAGCGGCCGGGTCATCGTCAAATTTTTTGCCCAGGGGTTCACCATGTTTCCCAAGCTTCTGTTTAATGTGTGCAATGCTGGGATGTTTATGGCGCTGGGTCTGGTTTTGTACAAGCTGGCCGTTGGGCGGCGCAGCCAAAAAGCGGACTGGCTGGCTTTGGCCCTGATTTATGCCGCGCTGTGGGAGATCAGCCCTGTATTTGGCCAGACCAATTTGTGGATGTGCGGTGCCTGCAACTACCTGTGGGCCACGGTGGGATGCTGCGCCTTTTTGCTGCCCTGGCGGTATTATTTGCAGCAGCCGTTTGCCAGTACGGCGCGCATGGCGGCCGGCATGGCGTTGGCTGGGCTGCTGGCTGGTTGGTTAAGCGAGAATACCAGCGCCGGAATGCTGGTTTGTTTGGTGCTGGCCGGTGCTGTTGTGTTCAAGCGGGAGCGCAGGCTGCCCGCCTGGATGGCGACCGGCCTGGCGGGGGCGCTGGTTGGGTTTGCTTTGCTCATCACCGCGCGAGGCAACTTTAACCGTGCCAGCGGCTTCAGCGATTACGACAGTCTGCTGACCAGGTACGCCATGCGCTTTTTTGCCTGCCTGAATATACTCAAAGAGTATGCCCTGCCCTTGCTGTTTTCCTTTGCGATTTTGTTTTTGCTGCTCTGCTTTGCCCGGCAGGATGCTGTAAAAGCTGACCTGCTGTGGCCGCTGATTCTGCTGGCCGGGGCGCTGGGGGCAAACTTTGCCATGATCGGCAGCCATGACTACTATCCCCGCTCCACCCACGGTGTGTTTGCTCTGCTGGCTGCCGCCTGCGCCGCCTGCCTGGTACAGCTGAACAGCAAAGCGTTCCGCCGGGGCCTTGCCTGCCTGAGCGCCTGCGTGGGGATCGTCTGCGGCATCCACATGCTGGAAGCCGGGTATGACATTGCCAGCTACTGGATGATGGACCATGTGCGCACCCAGACGCTGCGGCAGGAGATTAGCGAGCTGGATGAGCCCGCCGCGGCTAACATTATTAGCTATGGTATCGAACCCTACACCAAATGGTGCGGCGCATACGGCCTGCCGGATATCCGCGAAAACGGTGAGGATTCCCTCGCTTTGGGCCGCGCCCGCTGGTTCGGCGTAACCAGCATTACCGCCACCGAAACCCGTACCTACCCCTTTGCAGGCCACACCAACGAAACCTATGCCGCCGGGGAAGCCGCCGCAGAAAACGCAGAAAGCATGGATTGATTGCCGCTGATTGGGTATACTGTTGATAACACATCGTGAAAGGATGACTGCCCATGAAGTTCCATGTAAATGCCGACTGCATCGGCTGCGGTTTGTGCGTGAGCACCTGCCCCGAAGTTTTTACCATGACGGACGGCGGCACCGCAGCCGCTGCCCCTGCCGATGTAACCGGCCCCGATGAAGCCGCCGCCACCGATGCCATGCAGACCTGCCCCGTTGGCGCGATTGAATCCGTTGACGGCTGATACCTTCGACCGGGGCTTGACAAACCGGAACTTGGGAAGTATAATAAAAGCTACCGATGCGGGATTAGCTCATCCGGTAGAGTGACTGCTTCCCAAGCAGTAGGTGGCGAGTTCGAGACTCGTATCCCGCTCCAAAATGAATATTGGTGATACACCAACAAAAAGCCGTTAAGCTGCATAGCTTAGCGGTTTTTCTTTTGTTTCGTGATGATTCATAGCGTTTCACGTTGTATATTTATTCTGGTGCAACCTGGGTGCTATACACTTTTTGCGTCCACTTTATAGGTACGCTGGTGCGTTTTTGAGTGCGGTTTTCTCCATGAAATTCACCAAAAAAGCGGCGGGTCGCCCATTGGGTAGCCCGCCGCTTCTCTTATTCCTCGTCGTCTTTACTCTGTCGTTCCGCAGCTTTCTTCCCGGCGGCCAACAGCTTCAGTAGGCCATCAGGGACATCGGCACCCATGTGGGCGGCGTTCTCGGCGATGGAGCCGAGCTCGGTAAAAATGTACCACACCAACACCACCGGCAGGATCAGATTCTGGTACGTAATGCCCAGGCCGGGCAGGTTTTCGACCGCGATGCTGAGAACCGCATCGGTCAGTGCAGCCACGCAAACTACCACGATCATACCGGCCTTGTGCCAGATGCCGTCTCTGGCCACAGAACTGGCCCACTCTCCCCTGCTGGCGGCCGCCGCGCTGCCGGAGAGCCAATCCAGCACCATGCAGGCAGCCCAGGCCACCACCAGCCAGCCCAGCCAGCCGAATGCCGCGGTAAAGGCACCGCAGGCGGCTGCAATCACCGCCTTGACCCACAGGAAAATGTTGTCGTCTTTCATGGTTTACTCCTTTCGTTCACGCTGCCTGCGCGGTGCCCTTGGCACCTACGGCGGACAGCTTGTCCAACACGGCCTTGGCATCGCCCTGGGTGATGGGGCCGACCTCGATGTTCTGATGCGCCATCTCAGCATCGCTGAATTCTGCCCAGTACAGCCGCATGGCCACCAGCTGCAGCTGGATCGCAAGGCTGAACACCGCCATGGCCTGGGCGTTGGTCAGGTTGCTGGCACAGATGGTCTGCAGCGTGGAGGCGGCAGGCTTGTCCTCGGCCGGGCGCTCGACCGCATGCTCACCGGGACCGTAGGTGTAGACGCTGCTGCTGGCGGTGGTGAAGTCATCATCCAGCCAGGTCAGCGGGTTGGTGCGCTTGCCGCCCAGCAGCACCTCGAAGTGCAGGTGCGCGCCAAAAACGTTGCCGGTGGCACCGCTGTAGCCAATCAGCTGCCCCTCCTTGACCTTTTCGCCCTTGCAGACGATGAACTTGAACAGGTGGGCGTACCGGGTCACGAGGCTCTGCTGCCTGTAGTCTGCGTGGCGGATGTCCACGTAGTTGCCGTAGCTCTGCATGCTGCGCTCGTCGGTGGTGTGGCCGTCCCACAGCTGGGTGGCCGACACCGTGCCGTCCTCTGCCGCGTAGACCGGGCGCACGGCGGTGTTGCCGATCTGGGTGCGCAGGTCGATGCCGTTATGGCTGCGGCCGCTGTTGTAGTGCCAGCCCTGGGTCAGGATGTGCTGATCCAGCGGCCAGCGGAGTAAAACTTCACCGTTTGAAAGTCTCATGTTTTGTTGTCCTTTCTGTTGGTTAGTCAGCTAAAGCTTCCTTTAACTAACTGTTTCGGCATCCTCGGTAGGCTCGTCTGTTTTGCTGTCTTCAGCGTCCAGAGCGTCGTAGTACGCCTGTGCCAGAGTCTCCACTTCTGCAATGTCGTCCTCTGTCAGCAGGCCACTGTCCAGATGGGTGTACGCCTTGTCCAACCAGTATGCCACATCGCGTCCGGCGGCGATTTCCCGCTTGATGCTGCGCAAGGTCAGGTCGTGCCGTGCTTTACTTTTGATAGCCATAATGTATATCTCCTTTAATAAGTGGTAGTCATGGACGCCATTGCATCCTCAAGATTTTTAACGACGAGATTTACATCCCGTTGGTAGTCCAGCTTGATGCCTGCTCCGTCGCTCGCTTGCACCACGGTGTCGGGCGCGTAAGCGGTGATGGCTTTGTAAGCAGCAATTTCAGCAGGGGTGAGCGGGGTTTCGATGGGGGTGGCGAGGACGTAGAATAAAATGTATTCGCCCTCTTCCGGGTTTTTAGCGCCGATGGGAATAAAAACCTGCGCGGTAAATCTGTTCGCTCCAGTACATGGGCTTCTCCTTAGTAAAAAAGCACCGCCGGGGCGTAGGCACTCCGGCGGTGCATCACAGCACAGCGCTCAAGCGTCGGGCCAGTCTGTGTAGTTGGTTGTCATCCGCAGCTGCGCTTTTTGCTCATCATAGGATGCTTTCAGCTGGGCATAATCATCGCCCGGCCAAAAATTGGCCCGGCAGTAGGTGATGACGGCGCGCCGGATCAGCGGGTCGGCTGTGTCCATGTTGGACACGCCCGCCTGCTTTAGATCAGCCAGCGCGGCGTCGATCAGGTCAGCCAATTCCTGGGCCATGCTCTCCGGCATGTCAGGCCGCCGCAGTGCATGCTTTACACGGTACAGCAGGTCGTTGTCTGCCATGGGTCAGCCCCCAATCAGGAGGTGGCCGGGATGGTCAGCGCCACAAAGCCGCCCTGGGCAACAACATCAGCACCCAGCTCCACGTCGCCGCGGATGGTGTCCATCAGCTTGTCAAAGGCAAAGTCAGCGGACACGGCGATCTCGTAGTCGCTGAACAGGTCAAGCTCCATTGCGGCAGGCACGCCGTAGAACATGGTGCGCTGCGCATCGGAGGTCTGGGCCGTGCCGGCGCAGGCGGTCAGGTTGCTGTTCAGGCAGTAGCGGACACTCAAACCGCCATCCTTGATGATGCCGGTGTTGGGGTTGTCGGTGTCGGGCTCGATCTCATAGACGGCCTTTTTCTCGTTGGTGCCGCGCACGTCACCAAAAGCCACCAGGTCAGCCTTGTTCAGGAAAAGCACTGCGCCGCCCTCGACGCCCTCATCGCCGCCAAAGGCCAACACCAGATTGCGCAGGGTCTTGTCATTGATGACGCCCTTTTTGCCGCTGTCCACGGTGGCGTCTTTGGTGACAACCAGGGTGCTCGCTTTCAGCTTACCGACAATGAGCGCAGATGCCTTTTTGCGCAGGGCCAGCAGGGCCTGCTCGCGGACCTTGGCCTCATACAGCAGCGGGCTCTGCTTCTGCACCTGGCGGCTGATGTAAGCCAACACGGCCACGGAAGAGGGACTGATGGTCACGGTGCCGAAGGTGGGCTCTTTGACAGTGGCCGCTGCGCCCTCGGTCTGTTCGGCAGCAGCATCGACGTCGGTCTTGATGTAGGCAACCTTGTTGCTGCCCATGCCGTCACAGTTGACGACCTTGACCAAATCGACGATGCTGGAAACGTGCGGACCGACGACATCATTGATGCCGGACACTGCGGTCGGGGTGGCAAGCTTGCCGCCGCTGATCAGAACGCTGCGGGTCTCGGCCACCGAGATGCGGCCCTGGCGCGTTTCTTTGAACTGCTGGGCGCGGGTCTGGGCATCGGTGTTGACGGTGGGGTTGTCCAGGGGCGTACCGGCACCGCCCGCAACCTTGGCGGCAATACCAAGGCGGCGCTGTTCGGTCTCATACTGGGCAATGCGCTGGCTGATCTCTTCGGCCTCGGCATCCAGGGCGTTCAGGTCGGCACCCTCGGTGTTGACTTCGGTGCGGATTTCGGCGGCACGGGCGCGCAGTTCCGCAATGGTCATTTCACTGGTTTTCTTTCTCATGGTTTTACACTCCCAAAAGTTTCAGTTTGATTTTTGTTGCGGTATCCGCCCTTTGCAGTCTCTCCGCTTTAATTCTCTCAATCTCTCCGTCAAGGAATTTTCGGGCGCTGATCGACGTGGCGTCATTGGCCGGGAGGCTCACAGCGCTCACATCGTACAGTTTTTTGATTTTGGTGATCGTGCGGTTCACGGTCGTGATGTGGTTCTCCAGATCGCGGGTGACTTCTCGTTTATCCTCGGCCACCACAAAACCAAAGGACATCTTGTCCGTGTAGCCGCCCTTGATCTCTGTGTACAGCTGGCGGCCAATCTCAGTGCCGCTCAGATCGGCGGTAACTTTCAGGCCGGTCTCGTCGGTGGCCAGCTGCAGGGTGTTGTTTTTGGTTCTGGCAAATACGCGGCCCTCATGGTCGTACTGCATGATTACATCATTCATATCGCAATTATCAAAGGCATGCGGGTCCACCTGCTCCATCACGCGGTAGGTGCCATCTTCAAAGCCGTATTCGTAAAGCAGATACGGCTCGCCAAAGGTGGTTGCATAGCCCTCTACGGTCTGGGCATCCTGGGCACCATCGGTGCGCACTTCCATGCGCATGGCGCGGTATTCACGGCCATTGCCCAGCTTTTTCAACAGCTTTTCATTACTTTCCACTGGTTAAGTCGTCTCCTTTCTTGGTTACGCTGCCGTCACTTCCAAGCAGATAATACTCGCCGCGAATCGTGTACGCCTGCCCTTGCCCATCAGGCAGGGGCGGCAAATTCCAGATTTCGCGGATTTCATCACGGTTCATAATGCCACGGTCAGCCATCTGGGCCGATACGTTCAGCTTTTCGGTGTTACTCATGTATTGCAGCCGGTTGGCCGTTGCCATCAGCAGCGTGCCGCCCGCGCGTTCGCGCTCAGTAAACAGCATTTTTGTGGCGACGTCGCTGAACTGGATGGAAAACGGCTCAATTTTGCCCTCATAGAACGCGCTCCATTTATCACCGTAGGCGCGGTTTTGCAGGACATCCTCGTTGGTGCCGAAGTAATTGAACACATTGGTATTGATGCGCTCCATCTCATCGGCAGCCACGACGTAGGGCTTGGACTCCAGTTGCTTGATGTCCGTGTAGGTGTTAGGAAACAGCAAAATGCCGCCGCCCTCACCTTGCAGATTTTCCCGGCTGAAACGCTGCCTTTCCTTTTTTAAGTCCTCATCACTGGAAAAGTTGCCCATCTTAGCGGCAAAGCGGAACGTCGCACCGTTTTTGACAGCTTCGGCAATGCCCTGGTTTTGCAAATTCACCAGATCCATCGTGGGCTTTAGGGCTCCGTTGTTTTCGCCGAAAATATCGCTTTTGTACTGGAATTTTGTCATAATGCCGCACCGCTCCATCTCCATGACAGCGGTCTGGCCGGTGCGGAATGTGTAACGTAGCCAGGGCGTAGTCCCATACTGTACGATTTCACAGCTGGACGGCAGCACCGGGAAGATGCCCTCTGTTTCGCCAAACTCGTTGAGAACCGGCACGATAAAAGCGGTGTTTTGCACCTCCAGGATCGTGCAAAGGCGGTACAGGAACTGCCCCCAGGTCTGCCACTTGTTGGGACCCTGCCGCAGCCGGGTCTGTAACCTGGGGTTAGCAGTTCCCTGCACGGTAACGCTCAACTTACTGGCGTGGGTGGCCGTAGCATGGATCGAGGCGCGAACAATCTCACTCTCGTACAATTCGCCGCCCCAAGTCAAAAAGCTGGGTGTGTAGCCGTCCAGTGTCGTCCAAAATCCAGACGCGAGGCGTTTGGCGGCTATCTTCCCGAAAATTGATTGAAATAAACCCATGCTCATCACCCCGCGTTCTTCAGCTGGCCGCCGATTTCGGCACACCATTTCTGCCGCACCGTCATCCCGTCCAGGAGTGCGGCGCATCCGTCAATATGGTCGGTGGCGCTCATTTTCACTAGTTTGCATCTGCCGCTGTCGTTTTCAACTTTCAGCGCCGTGTTCAGCAGATGAACTTTCAACAGGTCGTTGTCCCCGATGTTAATGGTGCCGTCCTTTAGCAGTCCTTCAACTTCCCGGATTACTGGTGTAAGGTTAAAACCCTGGAACACATCATCCATGTGGAATCCGTATTGCTTCATATCCTGCACAAGATACTGCGCAGTGTATCGGTCATAGCCGACCTGCAAAGGATAAATTTTATATTGTTCTATCAGCGTCCTGAACCAGTTGAAACAATCATGATAATCAACAAAATTGTCGCCGCTCAACGTCAGCAGGCCGCGCTTCACATAGGCGGCATAGGGCAAGCCGTCCCGCTCTGTGGCCTCTTGCAGTTTTTCAGCAGGTAGGAAGAAATGCGCCAGCACATTCAGCTTGGCATTTTTCTCAATGATTGCCACGCAAGCGGTCAGGTCTGTGGTACGGCTCAGATCGATGCCGCCCACGCAATAGCAGTTTTTAAAGCTGGCGGGGTCGACATGTGCTCCACAGGCGCGCTCCACAACATCGGAGGCCAGCCAGGCAAGACTAGAGTTTTGCTTTACATTGCAGTATTTTGTTAAAAACTCAGCGCGTTTGGACAGGCTGCCCTCAGCAATGGCAATCTCCTCCAGCAGGTAGCTGACACTGATACTCACGCCAAGATTGGGGTTTGCCTTTGCAAGTTCGTTAATGTCGTTCCACTTGGCAGGGTCATCGATCATGTAGATAAACGGTGCAAGGCGCGTTTCCTTAGAATCGCCCAGCAGGAAGCGGGTAGCACGCTTCATCAATTCGTCATAGATGCCCTCGTTTACATAACCTGCAGTGCTGATCGACAGCAGCATGGGTTGTGTGCGCGCACCAAAGCTCGACTTGATGACCTCATAGAATTTCAGTCCGGCATCGCCGGGCCAGCTGGCAACCTCATCGGCAACGCACAGGCTGACGTTAAGGCCATCCGATTTTTTTGCGGAAAACGCCAGCGGCTTTGCACTGGTATTGCTGTTGGTGATATAGATGTCTGTGCGCCGCTTTTTGCTTAGCTGGCTCAATTCCGGAGCCTTGCTGAGCATCTGATAATAAGCGTCATAGCACAACCCAGCCTGTTCCAGTTTAGGCGCGGCAAAATAAATGCGCCCGCCATATTCTCCATCCAAAAAGCTGCAATAGGCAGCAATGGCAGCGGCCAGCAGCGTCTTTCCGTTCTTGCGGGCAATAACAACAAGAACCTCTCTGAACTGGCGGTGACCGGTGGCGTCCATCACGCCAAACAGCACCGATAAAAGCGCCTTTTGCCATAACTCCAGCACAATCAGCTGCGGGGCTAGTGCGCCCTCATGGTGCCTGCAGAAATTCTCCACAAAGCGGATCGCTTTCTGCGCTTTTTTGGCATCGAAGTGAAACAGCCCTTTTTCCAGGCCATCCACAACATACTTGTACCAGATCTTGATCCAACGGCCTACGATGATGGTGCCGTCTGTGATTTTCTGGTAATACTCGTAGATGTAATTATTCACGGTCAAGCATCTCCAGCTTGCTCATGCGTTTCTCTGGCGGTAACAACTTGCCCAATCGCTCAGTCACAGTGTTATAGTTTTTGATAAGGCTGTTGTAGGCTTGCAGATCAGCGCTGGCTTTTTTGCCGTACTGGTTCGCGCCGTTCATGTACTCCTCACTGCATCCATCCGCATTGATGGATTTCTGCAAATCGTCAAGCGTGATTTTCATAAACGCCGCGTTCTGGATCAGCGGTTCCACAATCGCCATCTGATTTTTAGGCAGTTCGGCGTAGTGCGCCATGATCCTGTCGTACTCTTCCTTAATCAGCGTAGCTTTAGCTTTTCTCCCCACAACAACACCCCCTTTACGCTCTTTTCAGTGCTTTTCTGAACTTTGGGGCCCGGTCGACAGCACCCCCGCTCGATTTTTCAACCAGGGGGGGCGTCACCATCTCGAAGTCACTCGACCCGCCGGGTCAACACGGTATCTGCGCCGCGCACCGTGACGCTTTGCATGACAGTCACGGCACAACAGCCGCAAGTTAGACCATGACAGCGAGACCGCCGGGTCGTTGATGTTCTCCGGCGTCAGCTCAATCATATGGTGCACGATCTCGCCCGGCTGATACAGTCCCCGCGCCAGACAATCCTCGCACAATCCGCCCATGCTGGCAGCGTATCCATTACGGCAGCGCTGCCATGCTTTGCTTTTGTAAAACTCTTTCGCAAATTCGCGCATGCCTGTGGCGTGTCCAATGTGGACACGTTTAACACCTCCACCCGCCGGGGCGTAAAATTATCATAGATGCCCAGCGGCGCGAGACAGAATATGTTGGTCTCGTAGTGTGTGAGCTTCTCCCGCCCGCTGGGCATGATGGTCTATTGCCATCCGTCAGCTGCTTATTTATTACAGCACCAGCAGCGGTGCAATGGAGCCGTACACAGGCCTTGCACCTGTACCGCGCATTGCTTGGGACGCAGCGCTCATCCCGTTGGGGAATTGCCTAAAGACCAACGGGAAGCTATACGGCAAAGTGCCGGTCTTTCCCGGCTGTCAATAAGGAGACATAACATGCCCAGTCTGGCGGAATCGAACCGCCGGGCGTGAGGGCGCCCGCAACCCTGCAACCTGGATAAAAAATAGCCGCCCCGATATGGGGCGACTATCGTTCAGGAGGATATCTGAACAAGCAAGCCGTCGAGTATCAAGCCCCAACCTACCCGACACCATCAGCCTACCACACTGGGGCGGAACTAAGCGGAACTAATTTTAAAAAACTCTTGACAATTTCAAAACGGCGCGACGGTGCAGCTTGCGCACATACCGTTCGGTCACACGCATCCTGTCCGCAATCTGGCGGTTGGTCTTGCCGCCCAAGTAGCGCAGCTGTAGCACTTCGCGCTCTAAAGCATCATCAAGATCGCTAATTGCTCCATCAATCTCAACTTTTACGGCCTCGCCATTCATCAACTGTGCGGCCAGATTTTGCCGACGCGTGTTGATGCTGACCAATACGGCATCAAGGTCATCGGCCCCGCCGGGGCTGGCCTTGCGCAAGATATCAACATAGGCGGCACGGCGTTCATCTTCCCGCAATTGTTCTCTCAAGCGTGGCTCTATCTGCCGGGCGTTGCGGTAGCGGTTCAGCCATGCGGTCATTTCATCATAGGTCAAGGATCCTCGCCTCCATGTCTGTGCTCCATTGACGTGTCATCGTCTTGCAACTTGTTCTGTGATGCCTCTCTGCCCACCGAAACACCCAGGGCATAAAACACCACAAACAGCCCGGCCAGCACTGCACCGCCGATGACCTCAAGGATGAAATTTGCAATTGTAGCCATCATTTACCCCGCGCGGCCCGCTTGATGTCGTCGGCAATGTAGCCCTCAATGCCCGCGCCGGTGCTGTACCAACGCTTATTCCAGTCAAGGGCGATCCGTTCACCGTCACGGCCGACACGCTCACCATCCGGGCCGAGGCGGACAGAAAAACACTCACGATACGGGAACCCATTCACCGGGCTGTCATAGCGTCCCGTATCATCCACCGCAATAATGAGCCGCCCGCCGTCGAACATTTTGCGCTCACGGATCGTCAGCCCTAGATCCTTGTGGCGGGCCGTCAGCTTCCAGTTGTCGAAGTCGGCCAACTCTTGCCGGGCAAGTGCAAGCCATTTCTCGGCGGCGTCATGCCGGACCTTTTCGGCGTTCTTTTTCTCTTTCTCCTCGGCTTTATATTTTTCAAGTGCTTTTTTATCAATATAGCGGCTGCGCGCAGTGCGGTACAGTTGGGACGAATAGATGCTGCTCTTGGCGATGACTTCATTCTGATCCGCCGGGTCCAACTGTTCAACGGTGAAAGATGTCCGGCCCGCCGGGGCAATGCGCAGGATAGCATTGGTGACATTATCAGTCATGTCCAGCGTCACGGGCTGCATTTTCTGGGCATCAAGTTTGCCCCCGTCTGCATAATTCCACTCACAACACTGGACGTAATCCAGCCCCCTCAGCTGATCGGCCACACCCTCATCCACAATGTACAGAATCGCGGCTTTCTTGGCGTCATCGCTCACCTCCGGCATAGGGCCGTAGCCGTTCTTTGCGTAGGTTGTCTGCTGCACCTTGTACAGCTTGCTGCACTCATACGCCCGCGTCATGGTAATTTCGCCGCGTTCTACCATGGCAATGACCTCCGGCACACACTTGCTGGCAATCGCATTCAAGCGCCCCAGCGTCCCGGTGCCGTCGCCGGTGATGCGGCTCATCTCATCACGGACGCGGCCATCCAGACCGCCCGCGGCCTTTTTGCGTTCAAGGGCCTGCTTAAGGGCAATATACTGCCGGAGGCGTTCGCCATCGCTCAGCTCGCGCGCCGTGGCGTTGGAGGTGATCAGCGCAATCAAGTCGTCATCCGCACCCTGGCTTTGATGGATAACACAGGGCAAAACCTCAAACCCGGTCACGCCCTCAGCTGTCAAGGCACGGCAGGCAGTCCAGCGCCGGTGCCCGGCCAGCAGCATGTACTTGCCGCCCTGGGCAGGCAGGACTTCCAGCGGGCTGCGCAGGCCACGCTCGGCAATATCAGCTTTCAGCATGGAAACGTCACCGATCTCGTAGATGCTATTTTCCGGGTTCGGTTCAATGTCTGCCGCCGGCAGCATGACGACCTGCATTTTCTGCCCCGCCGGGGCGGCAGGTTTTGCACCGTTTCCGAGGATGTCGTTGATAGAAAATCCCTTGCTCATGGCTTAGCCCTCCTTTGTGTCCATTCTGGACACGATTTCCTCGACCTCATCGGCCAGGCATCCATAATCCGTTGCTGCCGAACAATCCGGACGATACGCGCGCAGCGGCTTGTGGGCACTTTTGGCCTCGCTGACCTTGATCGTGTAGCGGATGACGGTGCCCAGCATTTCAACGCCCGCGTCGTTCAGCTGGTGGACGACCTCTGCCGCATATCGGGTGCGGCGGTATTTCGTCATCAGTGCGCCCATGATTTTGAGATGCGGGTTGTAGTACATCTGCACCCGCTCAATCTGGTCAACGATCTCGCGCATGCCGTCACAGGCCCACTCATCACAGTCGACCGGAATAATGACCCAGTCCGCAGCACACAGTGCGTTGATGCTGCCCATGTCCAGATCAGGCGGGCAGTCCATGATGCAGTAGTCATACGGCACATCATTCGCGACAACTCATCCAGTGCATCCCGCAGCCGGAACTGCTGCGGCTCGGTGGTGTCCATCAGAATGCCGCGGTTTGCTTTCAGCATCCGCATATCGCATGGCAGCAGATGCACCCCGATCACGCCGGTATCTTCGACAACGGCATCCCAAACCCGGCATTCGCCCATCATGACCTCTGCCACGCTGGGCCGGTCATAATCCAGCACACCGAAAAACTTGCTTGTGTTGCCCTGCTTGTCCAGGTCAACTACCAGCACGGACTTGCTCAGCGCGGCCAGCTCAGCGGCTAGGTTGCAGGCGGTGACGCTTTTCCCGACGCCGCCTTTTAAGTTAATAATTGCAATGCTTATCATAGTGATTCTCCTATCCCGCCGGGGCGGGTCAATACGTTATTGGGGCCAGGGCATCTGCTCGCCCATCTCTTCAAAATCTTCTTTCGGAGCGGGCTGCCATTGATGGTATTGGGGCTGCCATCTCATAGATACAACGCCGGTCGGACCCTCACGGTTTTTCGCGTACATGATAGCGGTGTCTTTGTACATATTTTCGCCGCGCAGTTCCTGGCTGTCCTCTGGACGTTTGTTCTCCACAAAAATGGCGCTGTTGGCGTCCTGTTCGATCGTGCCGGATCCGCGCAGATCCTCCAGGTTGCAGAACCGGCCCTCATTGCCTTTCACACCGGAGCGGTTGATCTGGCATAGCTCCACGATGACAATGCCCATCTTCATGGCAGCCACTTTCAGCCGCCGGGTGATCTCGCTGATGCGCTGATACTCGGTCTGCCGGGGGTCAGTAGGGCTTAGCAGGCCGATATGGTCAATAAAGGCAACATCCGGCTTGTATTGCATCAGTTTGGCTTCCAGGCCGTCGATCGTCAGGTTGCTGTCAGAATCAATCATCATGTTGTGGTGCTGCCGCAGCCGGGCCGCGGCATTGTCGATGATCTCCCATTCGTGCGGGTCCAGTGTTTTGTTGGTCAGTTTGCTGGAATCAATCCGCGCCACTTTGGACAAGATGCGGTCCATCAAGGCTTCGGCGGCTTCTTCCAGGGTCAGGTAGTAGACCCTGTATTTTTTGGACAGCCGTGATGCAAGGTTGAGCGAAAAATCCGTTTTACCGCAGCCGGGCCGCCCGGCCACAACGCACACGCGCTGGCGTCCAAAAACGCCGAAGCGGTCCAGCTCGGGCCAGCCCAGCTTTAGGCTATCGTCTGGTTCTTTCAGCCGGGCCAGTGTAGCATCAAGCACCGCGTCGAAGTCCCGGGCCGTGCTGTCCGCCTGGGTGCTGCGGATGGCGTCCTGCATCGCCAGGGTGCGGCGCAGCTGGCGGCAGATGCTGTCGCTGTCCATCGCATCCTTGGCCAGGCACTTCATCAGGTCGCCGGTCAACAGCCGGTAGCGGTGATCTTCAAGAATCTGCGCCGCATAGCTGCCGATGTTGGAGACGCTGGGGCAGGTCTCGGCCATCTGCATTACGGCAACTTTCACATCATCCGCCGGGTGTCCGTTGGCCGCTGTGTTGATGACCGTGATGACATCCACGGGGCTGCCGCTGTAGATCAACTGCTGGATTGCGGTGAAAATGTCGTGACAAACGCCGTCTTCAAACATGGCCGGGACCATCCTGGTGACGTAATCCCGCGCGCCGTCCGGATTCATCAGCGCCGCGCCCAAAAACGCGCGTTGAGTTGTCTGCTGGCGGGTCATGGTTGCTTGTTGCATCGTTCAGCCTCACAAAAATTCGGTGATGTCGGTATCCGGCCCGATTTCCCGCGGCCGGTCTGCCGTGTTGGCGGGGCGCTGGACCGGAGCCTTATCCACAAAATCATCTTTCAAGGGGAAAAGCCCATCCCATCCGCGCAGGATGCTCTGCTCCAGCACGGCTACCATGTACCCGCTTCTGTTTCGGACGTGGGCCTCATCGGCCAGCTGCTTCAGCTTGCTGCAGGCCAGCTTGGCGGCGTTCGCGGTCAGGGGATGTTTACCGGCTGCCCGGGATTCGGCAAATGCAATCAGGGCCTTGGTCAGCTGTTCATTGCCGGGGAAGGCCTGTTGAAAGATGCTGAAAGCATCCTCGCGCGCGCCCGCGTTAATCTCTCTTGTATTAATATTATCTTGTAATAATCTACCCGCATTTTTTTGCGGGGGGTCTGCGCATTTTTTTGCGGGGGTCCCCCCGCAATTTTCTGCGGGGGTGGCGCATATTTTTGCGGGGGTCTGCGGCACTACCGCCATACCGGCCAGCGGGCTGATCCTACGCTCGGCGCGTTGCTCACCGGCACCGCCGCCCACCTGGATGATCGAGATGTAACCGCAATCCTGCAAATGCTTCAACCATCCCTGCACCGTCCGGGTGCTTGCATCAAAGAGGTTTTGGAAATAGGCGTTGCTGGCGTAGCAGTAGCCGGTCACATTTGTCAGCGCGGAAATCTCTGCAAAAAGCAGCTTTTCGTTGGGTTTCAAATTTTTGTCGTACCGCACAGCGGCGGGGAGCATGGTGTAAAAAGTCGGTGTTTCCATCTGGTACGCTCCTAAAAATGGCCGACCTTAATACAGGGGTGCGCCGCGCTCTTTTTTAGCGCATCCCTGCAAGGTCTTTTTTCAACTTTTAATGGTTAAAACGGCAGGTCGCCCTCATCCTCGATCAGCGCAAAGTCGTCGCCGGGTCCCTGGTTATAGGCCGGTGCCGGTGCGCCGACGTTAGGCTGACCCGCCGGGGCGGTGGAGGTCTGGCCGGGGTTGTCGGCCTTGCTGCCACAGAAATTGATATTGTTGGCAACCACCTCCAGCACCGTGCGGTTTGTGCCGTCTTTGGCCTGGTAGGTGCGGCTCTGGATCCGCCCGTCTACCGTAACCATCTGGCCCTTAGTGAGCCACTTATAGGAAAAATCGGCGCGCTGCTCCCATGCAATGACGGGCACCCAGTCTGTCAGGCTCTTGCCGCTGGCATCCTTACGCCCGCGGTCACAGGCCAGCGTAAAGGTGGCCACGCTCTTGCCGGTGGCCGTCTGGCGCAGCTCCGGGTCACGGGCCAGGCGGCCCTGCAATGCAACAACGTTCAGCATTAGATCATCACCACCACATTACCGCTCTCTACCAGATCGGCCAGCTGCTCACCCAGGTAGGCAGCAATGCTGCGCTTGGCTTCCAGCTTCCAGGCACCGCCGTCCGCCTCGTACAGCGCCGGGCGGCCCTCTTTGTCGAGGCGCAGCAGGAAGTCGCTGGCGGGTTGCTCCACCTCCAGGAACGTGCGGTAGGGCTGCAGGCGGACGATCGGCTGCACGGTCTGCTGCTCTTTCAGCACCGCGCCGGTGCGGACACTGACCTCCTGGCTGATGCCGTTGTCCACACTGGACACGCCCTGATTGACGTCAATGCGGCTCAACAGGGCCAGCAGGTAGTCACGGTCATCGGTTACGGCGTACAGGCTCTGCAATTCGATGACGGCGCGGTCCTGGTTCATGTTCTGGTTGACCGTGATGCTCGGCACATCGGTTACGGCTTCATATAAAGGCGCGCGGGTAAATGCTGCCCATTCTGCGCCGGTGTATGTGGTATCCACCACCACCCGCCGGGCGCTGTCCACGCGCACATACAGCAGGGGAGAATAATGGGCACCCTCCGTGCGGATCAGCTTAACAAGGGCGTCCAACGTGTCCACCGAGTACCGCGCCGGGAAATCAACTTCCGGCCTGATTTCGTGCAGCTCAGCCGAACAGTACTGACGCCCGGCGAATTCAAAGGTAAACGGTTTGGCCATTTCTGCAACGCGGTCAATGGCATCCTTTAAAAAACTAACTTCCATGTCGTTCATCCTTTCTATCAGTACCCGGCGCGGCCCACGCGGGCCATGGCGGGCATCGGTGTCTCATCGCCGTCCATGTCCACCTGTCCGGGGACCTGGG